TATGCAGTACGATTTAAAGTATAAGGAACATTGTTTCGACATAGAGATAAAGGCAATTCGGAACAATTTTAGGAAGTATTCGTTTACTAGGGGTAACGGATTTTTTTTTGGATGCGTTAGAGCGTTTTATAACTGCGCTTTTAGGCATGGCGAACAACAAATGACCGATATTGGTCGATTGCTGTACGACAACAAAAGTTCTGGTCATGGCTTTAGCACCAGATACGGAAATCCACCTAGCGCTCCACCTCTTTTTAAAGGAGGTAAGCATGAACGACGGATATTATAATTGTGAAGTGGATTTGGAGCACATGTCAGAGGTACAAAGCGTATCAAACCTAAAAAACTTAGCGAAGAAAGCTAATCTTAGCGGTGTAGAAATCGCTAAACAAATGGGTTTTGCACCGGAAACTGTCAGCCGACATCTAAACGGACGACAGAAGATCTCGATTGATGATGCGATCAAATACGGCAGAATCCTAAACTGCTCTCCCGAAGAAATATTATTCAAGCGCTCGATGTGTCCGATTATTGGTGAAACATCGACAGCTGGGATAACTGAACTCTTTGGCGAGGACGAATCAAAGCGCCTTTATTTAGCTGGTCCTTATAACTTTACTGAAAATCATGCTGCCATTTTTGTGCCTAATTGGTTCTCCAGGAAACAAAGAGCAATATGCGTTGTTCCCAAAAAACCGATCATCAAGAATTATGTTCACGATAAAGCTATGGGTCATCCCTCGATCATTTCAATCAAGGATTTTGATGGACAAAAAGGTAAAAGCGCAATTGTCGTCGGATTCGTTTTTGAAAATGCTGATTTCTCTACCTATACTGTGCGACGTATGCAGAATGTTGTTGAGCAAATGAAAGACAAACCGGAGAAAAAAGCTGTGTCTTATCCGGATTTCGCTAGCACCTACTCAAAGGCAGAGTTGAATTGGGCAACACCAACTCGATTGATGCTGTACGATCCAGAGGCAGAGGGGTTTGAAATAATTACAGATCATTAAATTGATATTTCGATCAATACCTTGATTTAGGTGTTGACCCTTAATAACAATTATTGTTATCTTTCAGAACGCGCCGCATTTCCTTGTTTTAATATGACTCAGAATTACAGCGGCGCGTACCAGGGAGATAAACATGCCGCTGCCGCAGCTGACACCAGAGTACGCACTACGATTTAATTACTATCACCATAGTAATCCAATGACAGCACCGAGAGGAAAAAAGCTGTGGGAGAAAATTGTGCTCCGACCGCTGTTATCTGACCTCTTTTTAAGCGATAAAGAGCAATGGGAGTTATTAAACCCCAATCGAGCAACCGGTCCAAGCGCCATCGCCGGAATTGCCGTTCAAAAGGCTGTAGACAGCGTGTTAAATATTGATGGATCAGAACCCATGAAACTCGACGAAGCGGTGTCCAGGGCGAAATCTGAGGGTCTATTTTTCCAAAGTCGCTATTTTTTAGGGGAAAACGTCGGGGAACAAGACGAAATGCTTGTCGAGGTCTACAAAACGCTAATTGGCGACGTAATTAAGAACTCGGTCGAGGGATTAGAGAAAGCGATGGCAAGAGAGAACAAATATATCGGAGAAATTACACTCGAAGATAAGTTGCCAGGTTGTGAATTGCCGCACCAAACCAAACCGGACTATGCAAGACGTGGAGATCTGAAAACCAAATGGAGCAGCTTAAAGAAATCTTCTTACGTTCCGAAAAATTTATCCGGCATGTTTGAGAAAAGCTGGCTTTATCAGATTGCTGGCTTTTGGGCGCTTAATGGACAGCAGCCGCCGTTCCTTGTTTGCGCCAATCATAAAGAATATAGAATTTTCGACCAGGACAACTCTCCGGAATTAAGTGACGAGAACCTTGATCGAATTGTGCAGCAGATGTCTAGGCATCATCAAACTACCGAGCATTTATTAAAAAAGGCAGACAACCAGGAGGATCTCTTTCGATCGCTGGACCCAGAGTGGGATCACATGTTTGCCTGGAACCTACAACCAGAATTAATCGAATTAGCTAAGAGGAGTTTTAAATGAAAGATCAGCTGCAAGCTGCAATGAAAGAAGTTCGCGAACTTAATAAAGAGGGAATTGTTGTACGAGGAAATAAAAAATACACAACTGTTGCAGTACGCATTGAAGTATTTAGAAAGCATTTTCCGGACTATTCCGTAAACACCAGAGTAACAGTAGACGATGCAAAGCGCGTGATTATTGTTGCAGAAGTCTATCCGCCTAACTCAGATCGACCGGTAGCGACCGGCATAGCTGAAGAAATACGCGGCGGCGTTGGTGTAAACAAAACGTCAGCCATCGAGAACGGCGAAACCTCGGCGATTGGTCGAGCTCTTGCCAATCTTGGCTTGCATGGCGGTGAATTTGCCAGCGATTTCGAGATCGAGGTGGCTCAATTAAAGGATGCAAAGATTGAATTAAATACAGCTGAGAAAAAAGCAGCTGAAGAAAAACCAAAGGATCCACCGAAAGAAGATCCAGAGGAGGCAGATATCCTGGAAACCTTGCGTGATGATAGTGATTTTAGCAGAGATAGCGCTGTCGAGAGAAACGCACAATGGTTTATCGACAGTTTCGATAAAGCAAAAAGTGTGGAACGCATGAACATTATTTTTAAGCAAAACCAAAAAAGCTACATCGCTTTGAAGAAGCTGGATGAGTCAGCTGCTGCAAAGGTAAAGGCTTATTATGAAATTAGAGAGGAGCAATTAAGATATGGATAAGATTAAAATGCCAGGACAACGACCACATTTCGGAAATGGAAAGTTTAAGATGCTTTCCGGATTAAAAGCGGACGTGGAATATCAAGCAGCTGCATGGCTGCAATTTAAGACAGCTAGAGATCCAGAGGGAAAGCCGCTGCCGCAATCAGCTGAACAGAGGAAAGCGATAGCCAACCTGGTTGATGCTTTACGAGAGGCAGCTGTAACGCATGGCGACAACTGCCAGATGCAGTTAGGTATGAGCATTAAGGAGAAAGCTGGACCTGGGGATCCCTGGACAGTTATCGAGCGCCCTCTCCTATTCCTCGATGTACCAGAGGAAATGAGAAACCAAAGTTATGCTGATACACCTCCAGAATGGGATAAAGAAAATGACAATAGTGGAAATGACGACAAACCAAATTGGTAAATCGCTCTATACTGTGACCGAGGCTGGAAAGCTGCTGTTTCCGGATCTGAGCGAGCAAGCTGCGTACCAGAGGCTGCGCCGGATCCTGGCAAGCGGTGACTATGAAACGCACAATAGCGGACGAACAACCTACCTGGCTCGACATGAATTAAAACGATTGGGAGCCAATTTAAACTAACATATATCACCAACTAACAGCGCTCCGGCGCTGTTCTTTTTAAGTTATTTGTAACACATTCTGTTATTTTACTTGCAATAATTGACGAATTGAGTCAATAATAATGAAGAATGGATCAAGTGATTCGAAAAACCCCCCCAAGAGAAACAAACAGAAAGGACACTAAATGAGTGCATACTTAGTCGCGCCAGAACAAATTTCAGAGATGGTCAAGTGGGTATCGACGAGCAGACACACAATTAATAATTATAATATTTTCACAAAAAAGAGAATGGATATAACTCCAGCAGCTATGGTCAAGACTTTAGCCAAAGCTAATGTAGACAGTATCAATTCAAGATACAAAGAAAACGATACCGGAGACGATTTTGTTGCTGATTGTTTAGCCGCGTTAGACACCGGTCCAATATCTTTGATTGGTAAACATTATGTGCCGGATCCATCATTGACCGCTGCCGATATTTACAAGATGTGCTGCAATTATGATTACCAGGCTTGTGAGGTTGATAATTGGATTAGTACGGATGCTTATTGGATTTGTCACCATATCATGCACACAGCTGCGGATGCTATGGCAGCAACAGCAAAACATAAATGGGGATATACGAAAGGAGCTGCTTAATTGGCACGACGAAAAAAACTCAAGACACCAAGACAACACGGACGACCCATTGGAAAGAAATGGGATAAAGCAATTTGTTACATGATGCACTATGCACCGGATGCGCTGGGAGGAGATCATCGAGCGGTTTGGGTAATCATTGGAAAGAAATGGGTTTACGCATCAACCTCTCAGATCTGTAAAAGTGGCGGCAATCGAAAATGCCAGCTGCCGAAACAAGCCTGGGAAAAATTAATTAATAAGCAAACATTAATGGAGATTGCATAAATGAAAAACGAAACACTTACTTTTGAAAAACAAAATTGGTCCGGAGAAACCGCGACCATTAAGGTAAAAGATAACAAGTTCGAATATTACGGATATCAATTTGAGTTGAAAGAGAGAGCCACAAAAGAAGACAGCTGGATGACCAGCTTTGTTGATGTATTTGTTGACGGCAGCCTGGAATACACGTTCATAGAAATAGATGGTGAATATTATTACGAAGATGATTGCGGAGATTTTGAAAGATCACACAAAAATCCAGCGATCTTAACCGCCATTATCGCCTCGAACTTAATGTAAAAGAAAGGAGAATTATGATTGAACAGTTAAAAAACGCAATTAGTGACCTTGAAATGAAACTTGGTTTGTTAGAAAAAATAGACAAAACAAGTCCAGGCATAAGTTCAGACAAAAAAGCCTATTACTCCGACTTGGAGAGAAAATTAAATCAACTGATCGATAGTTACAAATCTTGCATCAAAGAGATGCACCTAATTTTAGAACAATAAAAAGAAAGGAACCAAATGAATAAGGATCTAAGATCTATAAGTGACGAAATAAAACAATCCCTTGAAATGACCAGGGATTACATGAAACAATATCTCAGCCAGGACAATAGCGGAGAGAATAACATCTACAAAGATATAAGCGGTATGAGCGCTGCTCAGATCGATCAGATAGTAAAGATGTTAAGCTACGCTCAGAAAGGCGCAGCGAGAAAATTATGGGGAGATTGGATAATGTAACCGCATTTATAATGCGAAACTCAAGAGCGCTCCGGCGCTCTTTTTTTTTAGTAGCGCAGCGCTGCTTGATCTTCTCTTGCTGTTTCCTCCGGATCCTCAGAGTAATCATCCAGCCAATGACCATAAGTCTTGGTTGTGATTGTTGTATCCGAGTGACCCAGCTGGTTAGATACTTTCCAGATGCCATCCTTTGTGCCGCCTTTTAAAGCCAACTGAGCGGATGCAAAGTAATGACGTAGTTCATGCC